TCCGGGGGTTACATCTTTCGGACCCCAAACTCAGTTTACAGTAGATGATATCTTTATGGATGGATCTACGATAGAAGTCACAGCACCGAATACTGATTTGAATCTAATCATCGACGGAACTGGTGCGTTAAATCTGGGCAATAAGAAAATATCTAATCTCGCAACCCCTACGTCTAATCAAGATGCTGCTAACAAAGTTTATGTTGACAATACAGTAAGAAGTAGAAGCATAGTTTTAAGTATGGACATATCTGATGGTATATCTAATTCGGGTATTGCTTTGTTGCTCGAACAGATAGCACCGGTATCGGAATACACTTCGGGGACTATAGCAAGAGTTTTATGTTCGTTGTTAGTGAACGGCAACACTACTTTAGATATAAATCCTTTATTATCAACCGGCACCACAGAATTTGTCACACCTACGGGTACAGCATTCGGTATTAGCAGTATTGCTTTTTCATCGGCATCTGTTGCAGCCCCCGGAATACTAGTTTCTAGAACGATCAAAACCTTCCAGATAGTGAGTGGAGCATGGTCCTTTGTATCTTAATAAAATTGGAGCGATAGATGGCCTACGTAATTAATAGAACTAACGGATCTCAGTTAGTAGTCTTAGAAGACGGAACAGTAAATACGTCTACCAGTGTGGGATTAGTTGGTAGAAATTATACTGGTTACGGAGAAATACAAAATGAAAATTTTGTAGGTTTGTTAGAAAATTGGGCTAACAATAATCCTCCAGCTAGACCCTTATCGGGTCAGACATGGTTTAATTCTCTTAATAAAACACTCAATGTCTACAATGGAGCGGCCTGGTCTCCTGTCGGATCGGCAATTATTCAAAATTCTGCTCCGGAAGGAATACCTGGCACGTTATGGTTTAAAACTTCAACATCTCAACTTTTTGTTTATAACAATAATGCTTGGAATTTAATAGGACCAGAAGGTGCAGAAGGATTTGGTGTAACAAAAATTAGATCTCGCCAAGTACTAGATAATTTTGGTAGCCAGAAAATTATTTTAGAAGTTTTAGTAGATGGTGATGTGACAGGAGTTATCAGTAAAACAGCATTTCAATTGGATGATAGTACTCCGGTTTCGGGATTCAGCCAGATTGCTGCAGGATACAACATAGCACCGGCAAATAATTTTAACGGATCATTAAATGGAAATGCAGCATCGGCAACGAGATTAGCAACTCCGAGATTCATTAATGGTATAGCATTTGATGGGCAGAATGATATAAACATTACCGCCCCTACAGTGGGAACACTATCTAGAGGATCGTATCTCACCGGATCTAACTTTAATGGCTCGGCGAACACGACTTGGCAGGTAGATGCCAGTTCGTCGAATTTAATCGGAAAAGTTGTAGCTAGAGACAGTGCCGGAGATTTTGAAGCAGGAACCATCACAGCCAATCTAATCGGAAACGTTACAGGTAATGTGACGACTGCTGAAGGACTAAGTTCTTTTAATGTCGTTCAAGCGAATCAGTTTGTTGGCGCTACATTAAGCGGAAATGCATCAACAGCAACACGATTGTCTACGCCCAGGAATATCAATGGTGTAGCCTTTGACGGTACAGCCGACATTACGATCACCACGGCAGCCGACACTCTAACAGGAACTCAATTAGCCGCTAATATTGTTACGCTAGGTACATTAACGAATTTGTCAACTACCGGTCAAGGGATAACAGTGGGATCTCAAGTAAGTCTCTTTTTAGAATCAGGATCACAGCCCACACTTAGATGTTTGACATCTAATAAAAGTTTAAATTTCGAAGTCAACGATTCTACTCAGTCGAACGGATATGCACATGTTAGCTTATCGCCCAGTGATGTAGCACTATCTCTAGGTGGAAATAATAGTCCAGCATTTATACCGGAAGACGACAATACAACTGATCTGGGAATATCTACTAAAAAATGGAAGTCCATCTATGCCGTTACTTTTGATGGAACAGCTACCTCGGCGAGATATGCCGATCTTGCAGAAAATTATCTAGCAGATGCAGATTATGAACCGGGTACAGTCTTAGAATTCAGCGGAAAATATGAAGTTACTCTAGCAGAAGATGAAACACGCAGGGTAGCAGGAGTAGTTTCTAGCAATCCTGCGTATCTAATGAACAGCAGTTTGCAAGGTGATTATGTAGTCTCACTAGCATTACAGGGTCGAGTTCCATGCAAAGTTAGAGGTAAGATACGTAAAGGGGATATGTTGGTCAGTGGCGGAAATGGCTATGCTAGACCCATACATGATCCCAAATTAGGTACTATTATAGGTAAAGCCCTTGAGGATTTTGACGGTCCAGATGGGCTTATTGAGGTAGTAGTAGGCAGAATCTAAAAGAAAGCACTTGCGATAAATAACAGTATAACGGAGTTGATCAATGGCATATCAAGTAGATAGATTTAATGGAACATTTTTAGTATCCGTAGATGACGGTACCATTGATACTACCACCGATATACGTTTTGTAGGTAAAAATTATGCCGGTTACGGTGAAGTTCAAAACGAAAATTTCCTTCATCTGTTAGAAAATTTTGCTAATACCAGCGCACCACCTAAAGTAATCACCGGACAGATTTGGTACGACAGCGGAAACAAAAAATTAAAATTTTATGATGGCAGTAAATTTAGAACTGCCAGCGGCGCCGAAGTAGGACCCACTGCTCCCTCAGGACTTCAGACCGGAGATTTTTGGTTTGACACTAGTGCAGAACAATTATATGCTTACAATGGTTCTACATTCGTTCTTATTGGACCGGAAACTGCGCCTGAATTAGGCGCTTCTTCGCTGGTAGCACAAGTTGTAAAAGATAATGTAGGTGCTAATCACAGTATAGGTAAGTTTGTAACGGGCGGAGAAACTGTCGCCATAGTCAGCAAAGATGCTTTTACTTTAGATAGTTCTATCAATCCTATCACAGGATTCACGACTATCAAAAAAGGATTAAATCTAGTCAATACCAATAGTACTACAGGAGTAACTAGCACAGATCATTTCTATTGGGGAACAGCATCGAATGCTGCTAGACTCGGCGGATTTTTAGCGACTGAATATGTTAGAACTAGCGAAGTAAGATTTGACAGCGAAGTTAATTACTCAGACCCGGGATTTACAGTTGGAGGAAATTTTCCTGATTATTCCAAAGACCTTGTAATAAGAATAGAAAATGGCGACGAGCCGGTAATCGAATCGAAGTTAGGTAATTCATTAACATTAAGAGTACGAGCCCCTGGAAATGACTTACGAAATTTTTATATTACTAGCACTGGTTTTGTGCCCGGAAGTAACAATTTTTACTCTCTAGGTACCCCAGTCGAAAAATGGGCAAATGTTCATTCCTTTATTTTTACCGGCGATTTGACCGGCAATGTGACTGGGAATACGACCGGTTCTCACTCCGGTCCTGTGACAGGTAATGTAACAGGTAATGTAACAGGTAACGTAACAGGAACATTAACAGGTAATGTTATCGGATCTGTCACTGGTACTGCAACCAACGCATTAACATTGAATAGTTTGGCTGGAGAAATTGGTGCAGTTGCTACATCAGTGGTACTGAGAGATGCTAGTGCTAATATCACAGCATCAAGATTTTTAGGAGTCTCAGATAGAACTGATAGATTAAAAATAGATGATAGTGCTGTAGACACTGATCCGGCATATCGTTCAGCAAAAACGACAGCGACGGGCGATACTATTGCCGCCAGAGATAGTTCTGGAAATCTGTTTGCTGTATTATTCGATGGAACAGCCACTGCGGCCAAATATGCAGACCTGGCCGAAAAATATCTAACAGATAAAGAATACGAAGTTGGAACCGTAATGTCAGTTGGCGGTGAAAAAGAAGTAACTGCATCTAGATTTGGAGACAGAGCGATTGGTGTTGTTTCTGCTAATCCTGCATTCATGATGAACAAGGATTTAGAAGGTGGTACATATATTGCTTTGAAAGGCCGAGTTCCTATAAAAGTTATAGGTAGAATTTCTAAAGGTGATAGATTAGTTGCCGATGATAATGGACATGCGGTCATGGCAAGTTATCACAGTCATCCTGATGTTTTTGCTATTGCATTAGAAGACAGCGACAATGTTGGATCTAAGTTAGTTGAATCGGTCGTGTTATAAGGATTAGAGGATGGCAAATAGTGTAGGCGGAATAATCGAAGCAGTCGACTACAATAGCATTAGAAATAAAGTTATTGCAGTTCTCGGTGACGGATCGGGAAATACCGGATATGGTCAAACTCCAAGAATACAGAGTTCGGCGGTATCTGGCGGAGTTATAGTTTCAGCCACCCAATGGTCTAATCTTCGTTTTGATATTTTTAATTGTTTATTGCATCAAAACGGAACTAATCCGAGTATAGTTTCTGTGGCAGTAGGAGACGTGCTTAGGTATGGTGCAGCCCATCCTAACAATGCCTACGATACTTTGGCTAATACTTTAACTTCAAATAGATTTAATCTAGGTTCAGGACGATTTTCTACAGAAGCATTGGCCAATACCAATTCCGGTGATATAACATGGTTTAGCACATGTTATGTAGATATCACATATACATTCAATACTGCAGACGCAGCACGACATTTTTTTAATAGTGGCGGTCAACTCCGTGTATCTAGCAGTTTTACACCTTCGGTAACTAAGGCACAGACTACTAGTTGGGCCAACCTATTGGCATCGGCTGGTTCTCGAGCATTTGGAAGCCAGACTCCGTCGTCGGGATTTTCACCTATGGACGGAACGAATTTTTATCGATTAACCAGTTCATTACAAACCTACTATACCGCGACTGCTAGTAGTCCTTATTCAGCAAACAATTACAGATTACAAGCAAGATGTAATGTATCCAATAACTCATCTGGCACAGCCAATATTGTAGTTATTAGGGCACTGTTTACTGATGGGTATGTAGATCCTCCACCCGGAGCAGGATCATTCCCTCCAGAAGATTCTGTCAACGGAACAATATCTGTATCAACAGATATGATTAAACCAGGAGGCACGATGCAACCTGCTCCTGCAACAGGAAACTTCACAGTTCGGGGCCCTGATTCTGCAGGAGGCGGTTCTACATCGTTTAGTTCGTTCGTTTATTCATAAATTTAATACCCCAAAGACTTCAGGTAAATAAACTGCACAGTTTATCCTGGAGAGCAAATGGACGATCGATTAAAAAATGCGCTAGATTTTTCTAATTATAGACAAACACTTTCTATACAACGTAAATCTCTTAAAGAAAGAATGCAAGGTAAACTAACCTATGGATTCAATGGAGGCATCTTTAAAATAGATCAAACTCTTTTATCTTTTGTTTCTATATTATGTACAGAAGGAAGGACTCGAGGTGTTGTTCTTTTAGATATAAATGAAAATCCTATATTGATAGAAAATCTTGAAGTTTTTAAAACTGAAATATTTGATAGATTTTTTACTGTTTCTTTTGAATATCAAGAAGAATATAACAAAATTAAAAAAAGTAGATCCGTAGAAAAACTAGTAGATCTATGAAAAAAGGAATAGTAGTTATCGCGCACAATAATCGAGATGTCGATTATGCCAAAATGGCGGTCGTGTCAGCAAAATTCGCCAAGAAAAATTTACAATTGCCAGTTAGTCTTATAACTGATGAGTCGACTAAAGAGTGGATGGTAACTTCTAAATTGATGCCGACCGCGGTAGATATTTTTGAAAACATAATATCAGTGCCTAGACCTGTGTCAGGAAATCAAAGAATTTTACACGATGGAACGACATCATCGATAGTCCCTTTCTTAAACTCAAATAGATCTTCGATCTGGGATTATACTCCTTATGAAAAGACGCTGATGATAGATAGTGATTTTCTTATAATGACAGACGTCTTAAACAATTATTGGGAAATCGATCAAGATGTTTTATTAGGCCAACGATTCAATGATATACAGGGGGATCGAAAGGGATATCTAGATGATTGGACCAGTGAAACAGGAGTTCACCTTTACTGGGCAACTACAGTGATGTTTACAAAAAATGAAAATAGTAGAATATTTTTTAAATTAATTGATTTCATAAAAGACAATTATAAATTTTATGCAGATCTTTTTAGATTTGATCCGAGGCAATATAGAAACGATATTACATTTAGTATAGCATATCATATACTGAATGGTTTTGAATTTAATAGATATTCTTTGCCCGCAATTTTAACTGTACAAGGAAAAGATATATTAGAAAAAATACATGAAAACGGAAGAATGATTTTTTCAATCAAATATTGGAATGATGATGTGTCTTTTTATCTAGCATCGATAAAAGACCAAGATATTCATATTATAAACAAGCAAAGTATCATTAGAAATTACGAAGGATTGATCAATCTATGAATTTCGGATATCTGATAATTGTTTCTAAAAATGAATCTGTTGATTATTTAAAATTAGCATATGCTTTGGCCTTGAGTATTAAAAATACTCAAAAACCAGGATATGATAAAGTGGCATTGGTTATAGACGATAAGACTTTATTGGAAAACATCAAATCTCCTTGGGTATTCGATCATATAACAGAATGGAATCAAGAAACATTCTGGGACGGAAGATCCTGGATGGATAGATTGACTCCTTGGGAATATACAGTGTGCTTAGATGCAGATATGTTATTTTTAAGAGATTACAGCCATTGGATCGATTATTTTATAGAAAATTGCGAATTGTATGTTCCGAATCGCAGTTTTACATATAGAGGAGAAGTCATTACCAATGACTTTTATAGAAGATGTTTTACTAGAAACGATCTTCCTAATTTATATTCCATGTGGACATGGTTTCGTAAAGATTCAAAATTAGTCGAAGAATTTTTTAGCCTAGGAAGATATATTCTTAAAAATCCTAAAGAATTTAGTAACTTATTTTTAACCGAATTTAAACCTAAGGTGATAGGTACAGACGAAGCATTTGCATTATCATCGAAAATTCTAGACATACAAGATGATATTTCTTATGATTTAGAATTTCCTAGAATCGTGCATATGAAAGGTGAAATACAAAACTGGCCATGGCCTGCTGATAAGTTTACAAATCATATAGGGTTTTATTTAAACAAAGATGCTCAATTAAAAATAGGAAATTACCAACAGCACGACATCGTTCATTATGTAGAAAAAGATTTAATTACGGATGAAGCAGTTAGCATTCTTGAGGAGATAGCGTGGAAGCCGCGATAAAAGATTTAATAGAATGGATGCAAAGTCTTCCTGTGACAGAAATTAAATATTATGCTGTGTTTGATCCCGCATCCGGAAATATTTTAGGCATCTATCCAGATCATTCATGTCCGACCGTTGCTAATAAAATAGAAGTTGACGAAGAAATTGCCCAGTCAGTGTTTGAAGGTAAAACATTGTTGACTTCATATGTTGTTAATACAGATGATAATTCTTTAGAAATTATTGAAAACAAAAGTCTGACAAAAATCGATGATGTTTTACATAGAATTATTGATAAATCTTGGGCGGACATTATAGATCCAGATGTAATTGTTTCGGTTTCTTCGAAAAAAATATCGATACAACTATCAGAAAAATTTTATAAATCTAGAAAAATCTATTGGGATGGTAGTACAGAAATGTTATTCCTCGTAACCGATTACAATGATCCAAACGGATTACACGAAACTTTCTCGACCACTGTAGATAATTTGTTTAATTCGAAAATCATAGAATTTGAGATTACTGCGCCTTTGAATTTTAGTATCTATACCAGAAGAATTTTTAAAAATTATGTAATGAATTATGAAAATAATTGAATTTGATGTCGTTTTTTTAAGTTACGATGAACCTAATGCAGATCTGCACTATGCAGACCTCTGTAATAAAGTGCCTTGGGCAAAACGAGTTCACGGAGTAAAAGGATCCGACGCTGCGCATAAGGCTGCTGCACAATTATCAGAAACTGATCGATTTGTTACAGTAGATGCAGATAACATCGTTTATAATTCTTTTTTTAATCTAGATTTAGCCGTCAAGGAAAATATTGATGTTTATAGTTGGGTCGGCAAAAATGTTATTAACGGATTAATGTATGGCAACGGAGGAGTCAAACTCTGGAAAAAAGATTTTGTTTTAAATATGCATACCCATGAGTCTAGCAACAGTGATAGAGCCCAGGTAGATTTTTGTTGGGAAAATGGTTATCAACAATTTCCTGATTGTTTCAGTGATGTAATTATTACTGGTTCACCTTTCCAAGCATGGCGGGCAGGATTCCGTGAAGGTGTTAAGATGACATTACTCGACGGAGTCAAAGTTCCGCCTCAAGAAATTAAACAGCAGATATGGTGGCATAATTTACACAGATTACAGCAATGGGCGACAGTAGGGTCGCATATAGAAAATGGAATCTATGCGGTATACGGTGCGAGATTAGGAACATGGTTAGCAAATTGCACAGATTGGAATTATGTAGAAGTTAGAGATTTTGAAATTTTAAAAAGCATTTGGAATCAATACGGAAAACCTTACGAGGAAGTAAACGGCGAAGGACTAATAACAGCCATTAAAGATCTCGGAGAAAAAATCAAACATCAGTTAGGATTAGATTGGCCTTGGCTAGATTCTTCACAGAGTCAATATACATTAAATCTTTATCTAGAAACCATAGAGTTGTCTAAAACTTATTACAGGTCACCTAAAGATGTATGATATTTTTTATGTTGCAAAGGGAAATGTCAATCAAATAAGGTGGGAAGAATTTAAAAAAAGATTTCCCAGATCTCAAAAAGTTGAAAATGCTAGTATAGAATTATTAAAATCAAAATCTCTCACAAAGTTTTTCTGGGTAGTCTGGGATGATATTATCGTCGAAAATGATTTTAATTTAAGTTATCGGGTTTCTAGTTACGATGAAGGATACGTTCATGTTTTTAGAAACGGACAGTTTTACGATGGTGTGTGTTTAATATCTAAATTCCATCAGATTACTACAAAAGAATTTGACAATAGATTTTTCACGGACAAAAAAGAAATAGACATATTGGCCTCTAACCCTAGGCCTTATGATAAATTTAAAATTTCAGATTACAAAGATTATCTGCTGGCTATAGAAAATAGTTCTACAGAAATGTTTTGGGCAATATGGAACGATTTACAACTTGTTGATGATTTTGATTTTAATTTTCAAGTACACAAACACAATCAGCATATCACACATATCTTTAAAAACAAAGATTTTTTTGACGGATTATGCTTAATGTCTAAAAACAAACTGGTTACAAAAAAAGAACTGGACCATAGATTTTTTATAGAAAAAAAAGAAATAGATATATTAGCATCATATCCCTTGCCTTTCGAAAAATTTATAATAGATACTTACGAAGATTATTTGGATGCCTGTGATAAAAGTACCATGGAAATGTTTTGGATGATTCCCAAAGAAGTTGAAATTTTAAATTTTGATTTCGATTTATATTTCAATCATCACAATTCTTATGACAGAAATATGAATCATGTATTTCAACATAAGTTTAAGAACGAATTGACTTATAACGGAATTTCTTGTATTCCTAAAAACAAAAAATTATCTAAAAAAGAAATCGATTTTAGATTTCCTATCGAAAAGAAACAGTACGAAATCGTTGCATCGAAATTAAAATCTTATGATATTGTCTTTATCAGTTATAACGAACCTAACGCAGATGAAAATTTTGAAAAATTAAAATTGAGATTTCCTAGAGCAAAAAGAGTGCATGGCATAAAAGGTATACATAATGCACACAAAGCCGCTGCTGAAATAATAGAAACAAACATGTTTTATGTAGTAGATGGTGATGCAGAAATCGTTGACGATTTTAATTTTGATTATGAAGTATCTAGATACGAAAGAGATATTGTTTTTATCTGGCAATCGATCAATCCGATCAATGATTTAATTTACGGGTACGGCGGAGTAAAATTGTTACCAAGAGATTTAACATTATCGATGAATACAGATACCGTAGATATGACAATGTCTATAAGCGACAGAATAAAAGTAATAGAGACGGTTAGCAATAAAACTCGATTTGACACCGATGAATTTTCCACGTGGAAGTCTGCATTCAGAGAAAGTGTCAAATTATCTAGTAGACCAATCGATGAAACTTATGACGAGCAAACAGATTTTAGATTACAGACATGGTGCTCTAAAGGTTCAGATAGAAAATTTGGGATATATGCTATAGATGGAGCAACGGCAGGCAGGGAATACGGATATAATAATATCGGTAACAACCAAGCATTGAAAAAAATAAACGATTTTTTCTGGTTAAGAGACTTATATGAGCAACGAACAAAAAATATTCATCCTTAAGTCTAAAAGAGAAAAAATCAACACGGTTAGTCCTAGTTTCTGCACGGCTAAATGGTTGCAAACCACGCTGTATCTACAGAACGGATATAACCATAGTTGTCATCATCCCAGCCCTCACAAGATTCCTATTCACGAAATAGAAGTCGATCCTGCAGCCTTGCATAATAGCAATTTTAAAAAATCTCAGAGAGAGTTAATGTTAAAAGGTGAAAGACCGTCGGAATGTGATTATTGCTGGAAGATCGAAGATCTTAATAAAGATTATTTTTCAGATCGACATTACAAGACGGCAGATTATTGGGCTTGGGATAGATTTGACGAGATAGCCTTTAAAGATCCGCGAGATAATGTTTATCCTGCTTATTTAGAAGTAAGTTTCTCGAATGCCTGTAATCTAAAGTGTAGTTATTGCAGTCCTGAGATTTCTAGCAAGTGGTTAGAAGAGATCAAACAATATGGTCCTTATCCTATTTCAGAAAGCAATCAAGATATCGAATGGTACAAGAAAGTAGGTCGTTATCCTTATAAACACAGCGATGAAAATCCCTATGTCGATGCTTTTTGGAAATGGTTTCCTGAAGCATTGCCTCATCTTAGAGTATTTAGGATCACAGGCGGCGAACCTCTTATGAGCAAAGATACATGGCGTGTGTTTGATTACATTAGAGATAATCCTCAACCTGATTTAGAGTTAGCCGTCAATACTAATCTAGTGGTAGAGGAAAAACTCATAGAACGGTTTTTGTCTGCGATAAACGATATAAAAGACAAAGTCAAAAAAATAGATATCTATACTAGTCTTGAAAGTGTAGGCGAACAAGCAGAATATTCCAGATTTGGATTAGATTACGAATATTGGATCTCTAATGTACGTAGATGTTTAGAACAGACCGAGTGTACTGTTGCGGTCATGACAACCATAAACATCTTAAGTCTTCCTACTTTTTCGGAGTTCGTAGAATTAATAATGCAGTTAAGATGTGATTATAATGAGACTATGGATATTAATAGAATACCATTAAGTGTTAATTATCTCAGGTGGCCCGCACATCTCAGCGTTAAATTATTACCCTCTGATATGAGAAAGAAATTTAGCCAAGAGATATTCGACACGAGTCAAGCATGGTTAAAATATTATCGAAAACATCAGTATGCTAGATTATATCTCGAAGAATGGGATCAGATAAAGAGGTTTTGTGATTACTTAATACAAGATGAGGATATCGGCCAAAGACGAACTGATTTTGTTAGATATATACAAGAATATGATCGAAGAAGAGGAACCGATTTTTCTAAATCTTTTCCCGATTTCGCACATTTACTAAAGGAATGGAATGCCGAAGAGATCCAATGAATCGTTGGTTGATTATCGAAAACGTGTTATTGATATAAAAAGCGAAAGTTTTTGTGCGGCCAAATGGCTGAATGCTACTATATGGTTAGGCAGCGGTTCCACGACCAGTTGTCATCATCCACCGGCACACAACATTCCTCTAGAAGAACTCAAAGATAATTATACGGCTATACATAACACCAAGCATAAAAAACTGATGCGTAAAATGATGATCGAAGGAGATCGTCCTCGCGAATGTGAATATTGTTGGAAGATTGAGGATATAGGCAAGGATCATGTCAGTGATCGTGTTTTTAAAACTATCATCTATAAAGATCAAGAACTAGAAGATATCTATCAAAAACCTTGGGATCACAATGCAGAACTAAAAACACTAGAAATTAGTTTTGACAGAGTCTGTAATCTCGCTTGTTCATATTGTAATGCTAGTTTTAGTACTACATGGGCTCGTGATATTAAAAAGCACGGAGCCTATCAAAATTTAGTATCGGATGGTGCTGCTGCTTTTCAGCAAGATGGTTCATGGGTAGAGCCTTATAAGAATGATGAAGATAATCCTTATATTAAAGCGTTTTGGCAGTGGTGGAACAACGGACTAAGTACCAGTCTAGACGAACTACGTATCACCGGCGGCGAACCCTTGATGAGTGGTAACACTTGGAAATTGCTGGATTGGTTTAATGAACAAAATAGTACAATGAGATTCGCCATTAATAGCAATCTCATAGCCAAAGATGATATAATAGATAAACTTATTGAAAAAACTAAAAATATACACGAGTTTCATCTTTATACTAGTTGTGAAGCAGTAGGTAAACAAGCAGAATATATCCGTGATGGATTAGATTACGATCAGTGGAAAAAAAATCTTGTGCGTATATTAGAGGCAGGTCATTGCCGAGGCGTACACATAATGATGACCATAAACAGCCTTTGCCTGTTTTCTATCACAGAGTTTTTCGACGAAGTCATGCAGATGAAAGCCAAATACGGAAAGAATCCTACAGTTAGTGTAAATCTATTGCGTTTTCCTAGTTTTCAAAGTCCATTGGCCTTGCCTGATCATATCAAAGATTATTGTAGAATACGATTAGAAACATGGTATGAAAAAAATAAATCTAATCCGTTGATGCATGAATTTGAACGTGCTAGTATAGAGAGGTTAATTGATTATCTCATAGTAGTAGATGCTCCGCATCGTCGTACAAGCAATAAGGTAACTTTGTGGAGAGACTTCAAGAGTTTTTATCGTCAATACGATCAACGAAGAGGTAAAGATATTTCAGTGTTTCCTACGATTTTAACTGATTGGTTAGCACAGATTCCCGAAACTACCTTAGATAAGATACAGGTTTTAGTTGATGGTAACAGTACTAAGCAGTATGATGATGATGAGGATCTTAAACGTTTGGCGGAAAAAGAAGGTTGGATATTAAATCCAGACAACAAAAATATCGACGATCCTTTGGCAAAATATGAATAAAAAAATTATTGAAATAATATCTTCTAATCCAGAGTCTTTAGTTAAAAATAATAAAGCATTTTGTGCGGCACCATGGATGCATACACACGTATGGCCAGACGGTCGCGTTTTTCCTTGTTGTATGTCGGACTACAATGCAGTTTTGGGAAATATAAACCAGGTTGAATCATTTAATGAAATATGGAACAATAACAATTATAAAAATCTTCGTAAAGATATGATCGACGGGACTCTGAGATCTGATGTGTGTAATAGATGTTACGCACAAGAAAACCATTCGATTACTAGTCTTAGACAAAAATTAACTAAAGAATTTTGGGATGATTTAGTAGATCAGTTAAAGAATACTGAAGAAGATTATTCGACAGATCTTAAAATACCGTATTGGGATTACAGATTTAATAATATTTGTAATTTAAGTTGTAGAACCTGCGGTCCGGATTTGAGTAGTAGTTGGTATCAAGATCATGTTTCTATGTATGGTACACCACCAAAATATTCAACTACTAAGTTTGTTGTTTTTGATCCAAATAAAGAACGATCTTTTCATAAAGAGTTAATTGAAGATCAAATAGAATATGTCAAAGAAATTTATTTTGCCGGCGGCGAACCGATTCTTATGCCAGAACATCTTGATATTATACAACGTTTGATAGAAAAGAATAAAACAGATGTTATAATTAGATATAGTACTAATTTAAGTGTATTATCTTACAAAGGTGAAAATTTTTTAGATTTATGGCCTAAATTTAAAAGAGTTTTACTATATGTAAGTCTAGATGAAATTTTCGATCGTGCCGAGTATTGGAGAAACGGAACTAACTGGATTAGATTAGAAAAAAATATAAAATTAATAATTGAACTTAAAAGAAAACATCCAAATGTAATAGTAGGATATGCTCCTACTATTAGTATTTTTAATGTTCATCGTATGGACGAATGTGTAAAATATTTAATTTCGACCGAATTAATGAATTCAACTACACCTTTCGTTTATAATATTTTACAGGGTCCTGCTGAATTTAATATTAAAAATGCTCCGCCTGAATTAAAAATCTTAGCCAATGATTCTCTAGAAAGATTAAAAAGTATAATAAAAGATTGGCCAAGACACATTAATGATATTAATAGTGTTCAGAATTGGTTACACGAGCCGGTAGTTGATACAAAGATTTTTTATACAGCCTCAAAACATTTAGCCGAAATCGATAAAATAAGAAATCAAAATTTACAAACAGTGGCTCCTGAGATATACAATATTTACAAAAAATATGGATATGACGAATACTATAATAACTTTACGCCTCGTAAACAGATTATCTAGCGACATAGAGCCATTTAATTTACAAATTAAGTTAGATAATAATCTTGCGGTAAATCAATGGCTTGATAGATTTATCTATGAATTAGAATCTGGTTCTATGCTAAAAAAAGAACATATCTTTATGAGTCATAGTCCGTTGACTGTAGAACAGATGATATCGCAAATTAACAGAACACTAGATGAAATAAGCAATTATGATTTTATTACCAACCAGCATCCAAATTATCCTATCTATGCACAACCAGAAATAAATGAAAGATTAAACATTAACGATTTTTTGGAAGGTCCCAACAATTCAAAAATGAATTTAATTCATAATTATTTTCCTATGCTTGCCGGATCTGCACACAGAACAAGCAATTATATGTATGCTGCTTCTTTGAGAATAAGAATTAAAATTTGTAGATTAAATCTAGAAGTTCATGAACTTCATACGGTATTACAAAAAAATAACAAACATGATGGCATGCATCTTAATATTAGTTGGCAAAGGGCTCCTAATAAATTAGAAAGTTTACCAATAGAATTCGATGAAATTTTTACTAAATTTATAACCTTCGGCGATGTTTTATTAGGATACCCGCAGGTAGGAAAAACCCATTTTGAAGCATTTATCGAGGAAGATAATGAATTAGATTCTGAACATGTAGAACCTATTAAACTTCTAAGTGGAGATATGTTATTACATCTTAGTTCAGACATCGGTCAAAACACTATTGAAAAGTTTAATAATTGGCTTGTCGAAAAAAATTTAGATCCTAACGATAAGACTTTAAGATTAGGTTTTGCAAAATTGGGAAGAGTTATAAATGTAGATCCAATCATAGTTAAAGATAAATTATGTGAATATAATGATATTGATCAAATATCTGTCGGAGAAAAAGTTTTTAATTTTATTTACAGTAGATTTGATGATGATTATGATGATATATGGTTAAAACATGTCGACGACTAAAAAAATCAGCGAATTTTTTTGTATAGCTCCTTGGACTCATACCTATATAAGTCCGCAGAGTGAAAGAAGATTATGCTGTGCCAGCAGAGAAGAGGCTTCATGGACACAGCAATACATCGATGCCAAGGTTCCAGCCGCAAGTAAAAAATATATTCCTATGACTTTAGAACAACACTGGAACAGCGAACACATGAAATCCGTTCGTAAGAGAATTTTAGACGGAGAAAGAATTCCGGAATGTGAAGTCTGTCATAGTCAACAGTTAAATTTATACACCTATAGAAATTATTTTACTGAAACGTTATTTCCTCACAAAATCGAAGAGGCCCTGATTTCTACCGACGACACAGGACATACGACTATGAAGCCTATAAGTTTTGATTATAGGATACACAATCTCTGTAATTTTAAATGTCGTATGTGTGGAGAACAGTTGTCTAGCAGTTGGGAAACAGAAAAAAGATTGATGGATGTTTGGGATCCAAAAAAAGACGCCTGGATGATCCCAGAAAATAAAAAAGTTGTAGAAGATTTTCAAAAAACTGTGGTAGAAGAAGAATTATGGGCAGCAGTTAAAGAAGACAGGATAGAAGAAATCTACTGGGTAGGCGGTGAACCTTTGATGTATCAAATACATTGGGATGTGATGAAATACTTAGTTGATAATAATCAAGCTCATAAGGTCGTCGTTAGGTACAATACTAATCTAAGCATTGTAGAACGCAATGGAATAAATCTATATGATCTATTACCACATTTTAAACGTGTTAATATGTGCTGTAGTCAAGATGCCACAGGAAAAATAGCAGAGTTTGTAAGAACAGGGTTGAAATATGATCGTTGGTTAGATAATTTCAAAAAAGGAATTTTTCTAAATTCTAAATACGGAATGGACGCTATGGTAATAGATGTTACCATTACTCTTCCAGGACTATTAGATATGAAATCGTTAATGAATCTTGCGGTCGAACTCGGAGTAAAAAGTTATGTAAAGATAACTTTTGATTTTGATAGTTCTATTTTAATGAGTCCTATGTGTCTTCCTAGAGATATTTTAGATCCTATACTTTATGATCTTATCGAATATGAAAAAAATTTAAATTCTCAACTAACTTTTGTCTATAGAGAGACATTTAAAAATATGTTATCTAGACCTACATTCGAAGAAAAATATTCCGATAATTATCAAAGAGGCTTAAAACACGGCAAAGATAGATTACAGAAAATAGCAGAATTTAGAAAAGATGGAAAAGATGGACATTCAATAACGATCGAAGATATTTTTTCTCATCATCCCGAAGTATTAAAATGGTGGCAGAATATATGAGCAATGATATTACCTGTTGTCTACCGTGGAATCATTTGGCTACACATCCCAATGGCAATGTTAGTTTGTGTTGTCAGGCAAAACTAGATGATGGTTCGGGATTTGCAAAAACACAAGGCAATTTTTTAAATCTAGAAAACAGAAAAGTTATTGAAATTCTTAATTCCGATTCATTTGTTAATGTAAGAAAAAAAATGATAGCAGGTGAAAAGCCCGAAACCTGTATGAGGTGCTATGATGCAGAATCTAAAGGCGAATGGAGTAAACGTGTTTTTGAGAATCGACGATTTGATTGGAATCCTGGTAATTTAACAGAAATTGTTTCTCAAGGTAATTTAGAATTTTTAGAATTAAGATTAGGAAATGTCTGTAATTTAGCCTGCGCTACCTGCAATTCTATCAGCAGTTCTAAGTGGGTCAAAGACGAAATTGCTCTATCAAATAAACTATCTTGGTATAAAGATATAACACATATAGAAACTAAAAGATATAAATGGTTTGAGGATGAATCTTTTTACGAAAAATTAGCAGAAGATAATCCTAACCTTAAAACAATTTATATAAATGGCGGAGAACCATTTTTGATAAAAGCACATAAAAGATTGTTAGAAAAATTAGTAGAAAATAATAAAGCTAAAAATATATCATTAGAGTATAGTACAAATGTCACGATTCTTCCGATTGATTATTTGCAATTGTGGAAAAATTTTAAATCTATTACTGTAATGTTAAGTGTTGATGATCTAGAAGAACGTAATGATTGGTTAAGATGGCCTAGCCAATGGAATGATATTGAAAAAAATATAAATTGGTATATTGAAAATAAATTAGATAACTTAGATTTAATAATGTGCCAGACAGTTAATGCTCTTAATATATTTTATGTTGATCAATTTATAGAATATTGCAATAAACTTAAAATAAAACATACCGCTAACTTTGTTTATTCACCTTCAATATTCAGTGCAAGATCTCTAAACGAACCTAAAAAAGAATATGTATTGAATAAATTTAAAGATTTAAATCTTTCTCAATTAAAATCTTGGTTAGAAATACCATATGATATAGAATCTGAAAAGAAATTAATAGAATTTGTTACCGAATTAAGTTTTTTGAGAAATATTAATAGCGAAATATTTAATTTTAAAAATATTTACTAACTTTAAATTTTAAAGTATATCTTTAGATTGCTTTTTAATATCAGTTTTTAATCTTTCAACATCGATTTTAAAATCAATTTTTTTAATATCTTCTTTGAATTCTTGAAAAGTATCAACTAATCTAGTAGCGACTAATTCGTTGGGAATATCGCATAATTGATCTTGCACATCGATTTCCCAAACTCGGCCATCTATGAATTCCATACGTATCATATCTATATAATGAATCGGCATGGTATTCATATACATATCTTCAAATACTTCGGGCCACTCCTCGACGAGATGTCGAGGAGGTTTAAACAGCGGTTTAGGCATCTAGAGTTTCTTTAGCCTTTGACGCTTTTTTTACCGTCGGATCTAAATCTTCTGCTTCTTTTCGCAAACGTGCTGCTTCTTTATAAAGAGCATCTGCTTGGCTTCGTAGTCCTTTAGCGATATCTTTATCAGTTAACGCTTCATTAGATTTTGCTTGTATATTAGTAGGAGCAGATTTTGGCTCCCCTACATCTCGTCCTAGGTCTTTTACGCTGGCGATGTCTTCTACAGTAGTGTCGGACTTTCTTGGTGCACCTGATACGAATGTGCATAGGTCATCGACTGCACAATTTTTTTGTTCTGCGATTAAGGTGTTAAGAGAATGCAGCGGAATAGTGTCATTTGGCGTAGGGGTCATAAGCACCGAGTCCGTAGTTACTTTTTCTAACATACCGTCGGCTCTCAATCCTTGCAACATGGGCCTACCGTCCGGAAAAGTGCGAGTGAATAAAATCTCTCCAAACTCGAATGACTCTTGTGCTTGATCACTTTCTACTACTTTCATAATAGAATCGTGATAAGAATCAGATAATCCTGCAACAGGGATCACCAATGCATAATTAGATTCGCCGGGAAGCGTTCTAAATGCCACCAAAACTTTCGCTCCCGACTTAATTATTCTTCCGATGTGTTTTAGTGCTTTCATATTATTGTTCCTTTTTACTTACTGCTTCTAAGAATGCAGATAATTTGTTATATGTTTTTCCTACTACTTCTAATTCGGAAGCTTTAAATGCTCCTCGTTGAGAAGCAATTTCAACAATATTTCTCAGTGCAGATAGATCAGTAATATTTAGATCAGGACCTGCAGGTTGTTGTGGAGTTCCGTTATTGGGTTGATCAGTTTCAGGAACTTCTTGGGCTTTCACTTCTTCAGTCATTAATTTCTCCTTAAATATGGACAGGCTAATATAAAATAAGTTATCTCTTTTTGATCTTCGAACCCTACGAATCTGGCTGTTTTAAGTTTACCATCGTCGGAGACATAGGGCTGGTCCAATAGGTAATATCGACCTTTGAGATTGGCAATAATCCAATCTTCAATTTGGTCATCGTTCCAACCTGATGTTCCGATATTAATCTTCGAAAAATGAGGAACCTCTGTTATCATTTTTCTACAATTTAGTATATCTAATGCGTTAAGATCAAACATAGCGAATTATTTACTACAAATAGACTTTATGAACTTGATTCTTGAATTAATCTTTTAGACATGGCTTTCGCTGATCCCATTTTTCTAACGTCCCCAGAAAAAAGATATAATTCAAATGCAGATTTTTCCGATAATACTTTTATATAACGTTTTTCTAAATGCCATGGGGTTTCTAAAAATTGATCTAACCAAATTAATATCTGTGGGCCTATTGTGAGATCTTTTGGTAATTCGATTTTATATGTTTTTATTTCTGCTTCTTTTTCAATAAATTCTAAACATTGATCGGTAATCCGTAACCCGCCTTCTACTTTTTCACGAGTGCTGAACCACCATCTTCCTCGATAGTCTTTTATAATTTCTTTACTGTGGGGATGTTCCGCAGCCTTTAAAAAAATTTCAGTATATCTATCTTTTGAATCCATCGTCTCATTAGATTTCATCGCCGGATGTCAGTTTAAAAACACTGAAATCGCTGGTCTTAAAAAGTTTGTTTAATTTTTTTGCGAGATTGCGAGCATGGCCTGGATTGCTGAAAGATACTTTTTTATATTTAGGGCCCGGATAATTTGCTAACAGACTTCCGCTTTTTAAGTTAAAGGGTTTTCCTTTATAAAAAACTGCCCAGATGGCGTCGCTTTCTAAAATTTGTTCTATTTTGTAATTCTCTTTGTTAGCATATTCGAGAATTACTTTCGGTTTTGGTCTGCTCATGCTATGTACGTATCCTAATTAACCACGTACATATTTATCAGAATTAAAACGTTCCCCCATCGAATTTAACATCAACTTTAGTAGTAGATTCTTTGATTTCTGATAATAGATGATGTATTTCTTGTACGGTTTTGCCTAGTTTGTTGGTAAGAATTGCTAGTTCTGATGTCAATTCTCTGGCTTCTTGTATAGTTATCCTGATTTCTTTCTGCTGACTTCTTTCGGCCACAGCAATTCTAGATATTAATTTTTCGATAGTAGGTAGCGTGTTTGGTAAATTATTTTGAGACATTTGACAATACCTGTTTCATTTCTAATTCAGTTTTAAAAGGACCTTTATATGGATACCTTTGTAATGTAATTAATTTAGGACAGAATGATTTGACCCAACCTTTGTCAAATTTGATAATATAATATCCGGCACTATATAGACTTTTTGAATCGCCGCTCTTTGTAAACAACGGAAGTTTTCTTTTGACATCATATAATGGATTATGAGGTTTCGCTGAGGTAGCGTATCCGTGTACTTCATTCGGTTCTGCATTGTCTTTTTCTTTAATAATTTTAACGACAAAGAAATTTTTTCCAAATTGGCGAGTGAGGCTTTCTTTATCGTCATATACTTTGATACCCGATTCGTTGCTCATCACAAATCGATTGTCCTCGTTTTTTCTCAGCGTGGCAATCTTTTCACCGCCTTCTTCTACGATCCAAAATTTATCTTTTATAATAGGCTTAGCATGAATCTCTGTCATAGTGTGTACCTCGCATTAAGTGGTTCGGCATATGATTGTGCTTGCTCGGAGATCTTTTTTAGATCATAGAGATTACAGAACTTCATCAGCCTGATGCCGACTTGGCTGATATTTTTGTTCGCGCCAGTTGCTTCGGCGATAGTGGTAGCAATAATTTCTTTGATATGATCTGGCTGATATGAAAGATCGATCAGTCTCCTATTTCTCTCATAGTCTTCCAAAACTCTGTGTTCCTTGCCTTCGTGATCAGTCCAACGTTGTAGCATAAGGTTATTCCACGCAAAGCCTTTTGTTTTTCTATCCTCAAACGCTTCAGTAAGACCAACCTTCTTGGATGTTCCTTTAGTTCTAACACCTGGGTATGCAGAGAAGACATTATCGGAAGT